ATGAGCGTATCTGATGCGAGCCAATTGATCGGACTTCCTGTAACAGCAATCCGGGCAGGGATTGTGTATGGGTGGTTGCCGATTGGCGTGGCTGTACAGAATAATAAGCCAGCAAAAAGTCTTTCCGGCGGACGAATTACTTACATTATAAGTCCCAGAAAGGTTTATGAAGTAACTGGTCATGTCTGGAAAGGCAAAGAGGCTCTCAATAAGTGAGTGCCCCGGAGGGAGTCGGTACCTCCACCCCGGGGCTTTGCACCACTAAAACACCTTAGTGGATAGATACATTATAGTTCTCTATCTGCTAATTGTAAAGACAAATAAGAAAAAATAAGGAGAAATTAGCTAGATATGAGTGAAATTAGAAACGAAAATCAGCCAACATGGGCTGACATCGAAGTAGCGCTTGCAACTGAAATCGTTGAGGAAAGCAAGAAGAAATCAAGAAAGTGGTTCACAGCATGGATTGTAACAGCCGCCGCACTGGTGGCAAGCAACCTTGCGTGGATCATAGGAGGTATCAGTGAATAATTTGAAAAACATCATCTGTGCCGCATTGATCGGAAGCTTTTCCACGTTCCTTCCGTTCTGGCAGTGGGGCGGACCGGGCAGACAGCTTTTTGCGGCGGCGATGACCACGATGATCATATACGGAATCCTCTGGGATATTGATACGCCAGAGGGAAAGGAGAATGAAAATGTATAAGAAAGAGATTGACGAAATTTACGAACTCTGTAAAAGAGTTGCAAATGAAGTTCCGACAGCAAATGCCTCGTTCAATTATTCAATTTATGGCATGAGTGTATGTGCACTTAAAAGGAAGGAAGATGTTAATCTTCCCGAAGACAAATTTAAATGGGATTTGTATCAGAGTGTATCTTTTAATCCATTTTACGAGAAAGAAAGTCGTGAAAGTCTCAATAAAATCAAAGCTTTCTTGCTGGAACTTCTGATAGATGGGGGGTGCCCGTTAAATGCTGAATCAGACAGAGCTGAAGCTCCTGCCGACAATGGAACTGACAGCGGCAGTGAACGAACTTTTAGAGGAACTGAACAGGCGGAAAGCGTACATTCTTGACTGGGAAAATCCGGACATGTATCTGAATCATCTTGAGTATCATTGCGCTGGTGGAATCTTTCCAAGCGGCGAGCAGAATCCGGCGAGAGGGGATGGTTCTGACAATGTTTACTGTTTCTTTAGCGAGGTGAGAAAAGATGCAGGAGAGAATTGACGAGATTCTTGCCCTGATAGACGAGCAGCTTTCTCTTGTAGCTGATAACTACATTGAGAGTTCATACAAGGCAAGGACACTGGCAAGCTACGTGCAGGCCTTAAATGGGCTTTTAACGGCTCAGAAATCATATAAGGAGGAATAGTAATGGCAACACCAGTATTAATTATCGGAAAATCTGGTTCTGGCAAGAGCACCAGTCTTAGAAACTGCCAGAATGAACACTGGAATCTTATTAGAGTATTGAATAAACCGCTTCCATTTAAAGGAAAGATTGACGGATGGTTTACAGATGATTACCAGCAGGTAATGAAGTGCCTGATCGCATCAAAAGCGGAGTCAATTGTGATTGATGATGCAGGATATCTTATCACGAATCATTTCATGAAGGGGCACGCTTCTGCTGGAAAAGGCAATGCAGTGTTCGCTCTGTACAATGACATTGGGGACTATTTCTGGAATCTTATCCAGTTCATTGTAACAAAAGTACCGCAGAATAAAATTGTTTACCTTATGATGCATGAAGAAAAAGATGATTCCGGGGAAGTAAAACCTAAGACAATTGGTAAGCTTCTGGACGAAAAAGTTTGCATCGAGGGTATGTTTACCATCGTTCTTCGCTGCATCGAAGAGAGCGGCAAACACTTATTTGTCACTCAGTCCAGCCAGGGAGCAGTAAGTAAGTCCCCGATTGGAATGTTTGACAGTTTAACTATTGGTAACGACCTTGCAGAGGTGGATAAGGTTATTAGAGATTATTATGAATTAGGGGGAACAGATAATGCAGAAACCAAATAATTACGATACTACACAGGCAGCAGGAGAATTTGAGCCGATTAAGCTCGGCGGACACAAAATGGTAATTAAGCAGGTATCAGAGAAAAAATCCCAGGGTGGGCTTGATATGCTTGTTATCTTGTTTGATTTCGCAGAAGGTGATGAACAGGCGGGGTACTTTATGAAGCAGTTCGAAAACGATATCCGTCCAGACAAGAAATATCCGAACGCCGGCACTAACTATATGGTCATTGACGAGAGGGTAGATTATGGTGTCCGTAACCTTAAAACATTTATCACATGCGTAGAAAAGTCAAATCCGGGATTTGCCGTTAAGTGGGGCGATAATTTCGGGCAGCAGTTTAAGGGAAAACTGATCGGCGGCATCTTCCGTCTGGAGAGAGACTGGTACGACAATAAAGAAGTAAAACGTCACAAACTTGCATGGTTCCGCAGCGTGGAAGGAATCAAAGATGCAGATATTCCGGAAGAGCGTACCACAAAGGCCTATGACGATCATCTGAAGGAAGAAGCTATCATGGGAGCAAGTCCAGCAGGTACGGACTTTATGAGTATTCCAGACAGTGTACAGGAAGAACTTCCGTTCAATTAAAAGGATGTGTTTTTAATGGTTATACAAGTGGACACAAGGGAACATAAATCAGAATGGGGACGAATTCAGAGTCAGTTTGATAGCCTTGGAGTGCAGTATTTTCGCTCTAAATTGTATTGCGGTGATTATCAATCACTGGACAATGCAAAACTCTGTATTGACCGTAAAAAGGATTTGCAAGAGCTTTGCGGAAATGTCTGCCAGCAGCATGAAAGATTCAAAGCAGAGCTTATCAGAGCGCGTGAAGCAGGTATTCAGTTGATTATCCTATGTGAACATGGGCCAGATATTAAGTCCGTTGGTGATGTGTATTTTTGGGAGAACCCAAGAAAACACAAAGTTATCTGGAAGACGGTAAACGGTAAGAGAGTAAAGACTGTAATCTCTGACAAGGCTGTTGATGGCTGCCAGTTGTATAAATCTCTCTGCACAATCAGAGATAGATACGGAGTCCGATTTGAATTCTGTACAAAAGAAGAAACCGGGCGGCAGATCGTGGAGCTGCTGTCATGACTAAGGAAGAAATCAAACAGTCAGTGAAAATGTCGGAAATTCTTTCCAGATACGGACTAAGGCCGAATAGAGCAGGATTTATATGTTGCCCTTTTCATAAGGAAAAGTCAGCATCCTGCAAAATCTACGATGATTCCTTTTACTGTTTCGGCTGTGGAACCGGTGGCGATGTGTTTGATTTCGTGATGCAATACGAATCCATCCCTTTTAGCACTGCATTTATTGAGCTGGGCGGTACTTATATTTCAAAAAAAGGCAAAAGTCGTAACCAGATCAGGCATGAAGTGCGAGATATCAAAGCAAAAAGATACAATCCCGTTCAGGATCATAGTGAACTTGAACAGATAGAAAAGAATATACTTATGTACGAAACAGCACTAAAAACGTTCCCTCCTGATTCAGAAGAGTGGTATATGTGCCAATTTAATCTCGAGAAAGAAAAAAGCAGATATGAATTGCTGTCTGTTAAGTCAGGAGGTGAGAAAAATTCTTGAAAATATTGAAAATTTACAGGCACAAGACTTTATGGAGAAGCAGTTGTATGAAGAGCTTTTTGCGATAAAAAGTAAAATCGACCGCTCAGAAATCAAATTCAAACTGATGGACCGGGCAAAAAGTGTGAAAGCGAAGCATATAGCAGAAGAGTTCATAAAGGAATTCCAGAAAGCAGAGCAGGAAAAGGAAAAAGAAGAAAAAGCAAATCGTTCCATGCAGCTGGTTGAAAACATCACAAACTTTTATCCTGATTCTGTTGATAAGGAATATCCTAATATGGCTTGTGGCAGCTGGATAGCTACAGAGAATGGAATATTTTCTTCTGAAACATCTAAGGCGAGAGAACTTGTATGTCACCACCCGATCATGCCGATACGCCGACTGAAAAACATTGAAACAGGTGAAGAACAGATCACAGTGGCTTTTAAAAGGGATGGATATTGGACGGAAATAACTGTTCCAAAAATTGACATTGTGACCTCTAGAGCGATAACTAATCTTGCAAGGTTCGGCGTACAGGTTAATTCAGAGAACGCAAGGCTCCTTGTAAAGTATCTGGCAGATGTTGAAATGTACAATGCCGATATGATCGACATACAGCACTCTACAAGCAAGTTAGGATGGCATGGCAATGTGTTTGTACCTTACGACCTTTCGATCGTTTTTGACGGTGAATACCGCTTTAAAACACTATTCCAGAGTATACAGGAAAGTGGAGATTACTTCAAGTGGGTGACTCTGGCTAAACAGCTGCGGTCGTGCGGACGATTAGAGCCACGAATAGCACTGGCGGCATCTTTTGCAAGTGTGCTTGTACAGCCGCTTGATGTATTACCGTTCATCGTAGATTTCTACGGACAGACAGGTGGTGGAAAGACAGTAACGATCAATATAGCGGCATCAGTTTGGGGAAATCCTGCGCCGGGAGCTTACGTTGGAAACTTTCGATCAACAGATACATCATTAGAGACTAGAGCAGATATGCTTAATAATTTTCCAATGATCCTCGATGACTCGAAGAACGCTTCTCAATATATTCGGGACAACTACGAAACATTGATCTATAATCTCTGTTCCGGCAAAGGGAAAGGAAGGTCAAATAAGGACCTCGGAGCAGCTAAGGAAAATACATGGAGTAATGTGACTATTTGCAACGGTGAGAATCCTATTTCGGAATTTGCAGACTCCGGCGGAGCTATCAACAGAATTATTGAGATTGAGTGTTGCGAGGATATTTACGAGAATCCGGCAGAGATCAACAGCGTTGTCACGAAGAACTACGGCTTTGCTGGAAGAGTATTTGTTGGAAATTTGAAACAGTTCACATCGGACGATCTGAAAGAAATGAAAGCCGAAATTGAGAAAGGTTTTGACGGATATGACTTTCCAGCAAAACAGGTCATGGCTATATCTACACTTCTGCTGGCTGACAAATTAGCTACAGATTTCATATTTAAGGATGGACGTGAGCTGACGGTCGAGGACGTTGTGGACATACCTACACGTAAAAAAGACGTATCTGAGGGACAGAGGTGTTATGAATTCATTCTTGAAAGTCTTTCCGTGTACGGGCAGCACTTTGATGCTCAATTCAGTTGCGATCAATGGGGATTCAAGGAAACGCCAGATGAGTATGGAGATGTATATGTATATTTTTATCCGAAACCTCTTGAAAACCTTTTGAAAAATAATGGATTCTCCAGAAAAGCCTTTTCTGCCTGGGCAATTAATCGAGAATTGATTAAGCATACAGGAAAGAGGGATACGGTACTAAAAAGAGACGGGGGAAGCGTGATGAGGCTTATTGCAGTAAAGGTTGTCAACATAAAAAGCCTCGAAAATGAGCAAGAAAATGAGGTTATTGAAACTGGCTTTCTGCCAACTAATGCCGAAACAAATGTTCCGTTTTCGTAATTTGTAACCATGTAACCGTTGTAACACGAAAAAAAACGTCCTATAGGAGAAAGTTTGAGAGTGTATAAAAAACATATACTCTAGTGATTCTCCTATATGAAAACCTTGGTTACATTGGTTACACGGTTACATACCTCTGAAACCCGCATAAAATAAGGGTTTTTGGCGTAACCAATAGGTCGAAAAAGTCGGTTACACGTTGGTTACAAAATTAAAAAGCATATACAATTAGATTTATTATAGCAAAATTAATTGAATATTACAAAAATATTTAGTTGACATAATTATTACAAGGAGTGGTTACAAAATGAAAAAAGACGATCTCAATAAAAAGCAGAGATATGCATTAGATACGATGCTGTCTGGCAGCAATGTTTTTCTGACAGGTGACGCAGGAACAGGCAAGACAACGGTTATTCAAACGTTCATCGATGAGGCGGAAAAAGCTGGTAAAAATGTTCTGGTATCCGCCACTACTGGAATTGCAGCGGATAATATCGGATATGGGGCAACTACCGTACACCGGGCATTGAATATTTCAATTAAATTTGAGGACTATAAGAAAAAGGTGAAATCCAGAGCTGAACTTCTGAAAGAAGCAGATGTTCTTATCATTGATGAAATCAGCATGTGCCGGTTCGATTTGTTCAATATGATTGCAAAGACGATCATCACGGAGAATAAAGAGAGAGCAGTTGACAGACTTCTAATCGGAGAGGACAAAGAAGACATTCAGTTAATCGTGATAGGCGATTTCTACCAGCTTCCCCCAGTTATCACGACAGATGACCGCAAAATTCTCTGCCGGATGTATGGATCTGATTATGGAAAGGGCGGAAAGTACGAACACGGATATGCCTTCATGTCTGAATACTGGAAAGATATGTCATTCGAATATATTAAGCTTGATGAAGTATGCAGGCAGAATGATGAGGGATTTAAGTATGTGCTGAATGATATTAAATATGGCAACAATATTAGAAAATCCATTGCATATCTGGAGAACAACGAATCAGACAAGGTTATACCGGAAGCACCGTTCTTGGTTGGCACTAATGCAGAAGCTGACAGAATTAACAATACTTTCCTTGGCAAGTTGGATAAAAAGACCGAAAAAGTGTTTCATGCAGCAGTTGACGGCGAGCTAACATCTGCCGATATTAAGAACATTGCATTTGCCAGAGAGGACTTAATTCTTAACATCGGTGCAAAAGTGATGATTACCGTCAACGATCTGTCTGGTAATTACGTTAACGGAACGATTGGTATTATTCAGAAAATCGTAGACAATGGAGAGTTTGAAGAATCCTATCTGATTATTAAAACGGACAAGGGTAAAACAGTTAACTTGTACAGATACAGCAAAGACATTGAGAAACAGGTTATTGAGGAATCCGAACAAGAAAAGGACGGTCAGAAGATCGTGAAAGAGAAGATTGTCCGTAAGAAAGTTGGGTCATTCTCTCAGTTCCCGGTAAAACTTGCCTGGGCAATCAGTATTCATAAATCACAGGGACAGACATTTGAAAAGATTAATATTGATCCTTGCTGTTGGGATCCAGGACAGTTCTACGTGGCTGTTTCCCGGGCTAAATCAGCTAACGGCATACATTTTATCAGACCGATTAAGCAAAGCTATATAAAGGCGTTTAGCAAGGATAACGAGCAACTTCTTGAGCAGAGTTTTGAGGTGGAAGAAGGTGTGTAACTATGAGGGTGACACATGAGCAGATACCGAACACTATAAAGTTTTTACAGATCGACTTTCCGGCACTGGTCCTCCAGACTGCCGGAATCGAAGAAAATGATGAATACTGGCAGCAGGTGACAGAGCAGATTCATATCATGTCAGAAAAATATCGAAAAAACGGGTTTGTAGATCATATGCTATTGGCTTATGCGGACTATCTCGAAAAAATGTTTAAAAGAGCGCAGAGGATGAAAAAGGAGCGTGAGAAGAATGTACAAACAGAAGTATAAAGAAGGTCAGCAGATTCACAAAGACATATATCTGTACATCTGCCGATATATCAAGGAACATCGGTACGCACCGTCCTACAAAGAGATCGCCGACGGGGTTGGCGTGTCAAACGCCACGGTACTTCGTCACATGGACATGCTGCGAACTGATGGGCTGATCGAAACGGATCACCCGAAGACGCCGAGAGCGTTCCGGTTGACAGGATATGAGTTCGTGACAAGGAGGAAGAAACATGAAACTGTATGAACTGTTCAAGGGTACTGAGTATATCGGAGAGTTCACCCTTGACGAGATCATAAGCATCACGGGAGCACATCGAAGCGCACTACTCAACAGCGCGGCACACGGTGTCCTCGTGAATGATTTGTGGGACGTCTCTCCGGCTTATGATCGGACTTTAAACCGAAATGATGATGGCTCATTGCTTAAGCAGTTTGAAGCCGTTGCAGGGCATATTAGGAGGTGCGTGAAGCGTGAGCAGTAAGCTTAAAGCAAGGCCGCGGAAGCAGAGACTTCCTCTAGCTCAGTCCAATCAGGCGGCTCAGGCGTTTGGGCGAGCTATGCAGAACTGCCATAGTCAGATCAAAAGTATGGAGAGAGAAGCCTATGAGAATGGATTCAACGATGGGGAAGACTGGAGCGATACGATTAATGTCGTTACGACCATGATGGCTCTGAGACGTTTATATGGCTTTTCTACGAAACGTTTACTCACAGTCATGCAGACTGCCAACGAATACGTCAAAAAGGTAAATAGGGGCGAAATGAGCGTTCTAAGCATGATGCAGGACATTGAAGAGAACACAGATGTAAGATTCGATGAGATGAATAAGGATCTGGTTAAGAAGATGGGAGTTTGAAATGAAGTTTATAGATTTTTTCGCAGGAATCGGAGGATTTCGCAGGGGAATGGAATTAGCGGGGCATGAATGCGTTGGTTTTTGCGAATTCGACAAATTTGCTACTGCGAGTTACATCTCAATGCACTTGCTGACAGAAGAACAGCGAAAGGCATTGGAAGATATTCCTATCAAGAAAAGGCAGAAAGAAATATTAAAGGAGGAATACAGAAATGGAGAATGGTATGCAAATGACATTAGAAGAGTGTATGCCGAAGATATTCCAAAAGCTGACTGCTGGTGCTTCGGATTCCCTTGCCAGGACATATCTGTTGCAGGAAAGCAAGCCGGATTTCAAGGAAACCGTTCAAGTCTGTTTTTCAGAGTTATGTACCTTGTCGGACAGCTCAAAGAAGAAGATAAACCCACTTACCTTTTCATTGAGAACGTTAAAAATCTGCTTAGTGTTAATGGAGGATGGGATTTCGCCAGATTGCTCATTGAAATGGAGCAGTGGGGGTATGATGCAGAATGGCAGGTGCTCAACTCCAAAGATTTCGGAGTGCCACAGAACCGGGAAAGATGTTTTATTATCGGACATCTTAGAGGTAGAAGCTCCGCAGAAGTATTTCCTGTCGAAGGAGCAGACGGAAAAAATAGTGTTTCGTTAAATCTTTTTGGTTGTCTTAATGGTAGAAATTCACAGCGAGACAGAGTTTATAGTGACGATGGGTTGGCACCAACAATCAATACGAAGCCGGGAGGAAACACAGAACCCAAAGTATCCATATTATTTGATACAAGTTATATTGGTCAAGATGGAAAAGTAAGAGTATATGAAAATATCTGTCCTACGCTAACAAGTAGAGATTACAAAGAACCTAGAAGTGTTGGAGTTGTATGTAATGTGAATCCGTCAGGGAAAGGAATGAATGGGAACGTGTATGATTCTAACGGATTAAATCCAACTTTAACAACAAACAAAGGCGAGGGGAATAAAATTGCAATTCCAGTTCTTACACCAGATCGGGCAGAGAAACGTCAGAATGGTAGACGGTTTAAAGATGATGGCGAGCCAATGTTCACATTAACATCCCAGGATAGACACGGGGTTGCAATTGATCCGCTCGGAGTATTGCGTAACGTTCGCACAGAATATGGAAAAGAAATCCGTAAGGATTACGAAAGTGGAAAACTTAATATTTCCAGACATGAATTTCTTGCTAATGAAATCAGAGAAGATGGAATTGCAAATACATTGTCTACAGTCCAGAATAAGAATCAGCTTGCGGTAAAAGTGGCAGAGGCAACTAAACAGGGATATTCAGAGTGCAGAGTTGGAAAAGAAGTTGCAAATACGCTAGATACAAGCTGCAATCAAGGAATATTCGTACAGGTATCGGAAGAATTAACGGTATATGCAGTCTGGTATGAAAAATATCAGTGTTACATAGCAATTCGGAAGCTGACACCGAAAGAATGTTTTAGACTGCAAGGTTGGTCTGATGATTATTTTGAGAAAGCACAGTTTGTTAATTCTGACAGCCAGTTATACAAGCAAGCAGGAAACGGCGTAACAGTGACAGTTATAGAAGCCATGGCAAGAAAAATGAACGTAAATCTAAATTGATAGCGTGCCAGTTGCCTACATGGGGAAAGTGAGGTAAGTAATGAATATTGATAAATCAAAATTAAAGTTGGGAATTTGGTATGAGGATGAAAACGGAAATTTAATTAAGCCAGAAGATGATTTGGCATGTGAAGCACCAGAAGGAGCGAGAACATACCATTCCTGCTTTCCGTTACAAATAACAGAACACGTTTATGTAGTGCATGGCAAAGCTGAGAAAGAAGCGTGCAAGCACAAACGGAAATATTGGAAAAAGGATACAGGTCTGATAAGGGGATTAAAAGGCCATATATGCACTAATTGTGGGTGTAGCCAAACAAGAAAGTGGTGGCAGCCATGGGGAAGAAAATGGGATTACGGAACGGATACTACACCACTTATTGACTTTCATACAAGTATTGGAGGTGGAAATCAAGATGTCATAATGGCAATGGTAAACAGCGGAGATTATACATTACAGGAAGCACTCGTTGTTTATTCTACGGCCTGCGAAAGATGTATGAATGTGCTTGCATATAAGTATTTGAATGGAGCGGATGGATATAAAGAATATTCAGACGAGTGGGAAAAATGCAGTACTGAATGCGATTTTTGCAAGATTAAGGAGGACACAAAATGTTAATCAGAAGTCAGGACAAGGAAATTTTAGCTAATATGGAAGGCCCGATTGCTATAGAGGTTTTAAGCGACGGTAAGGGACATGCAACCATGTATTGGAAAGATAGCTATGCGCTTGGGGCTTATTCATCGAAGGAAAAAGCAATCAAAGTACTGGATATGATTCAGGGAGCCTATGTAAATGGACATATTGATTATCAGATGCCGGCAGACAGTGAGGTGGTTGTATGATTACATTCATATTAGCATTCACCCTTGGAACCATATCCGGAGTGGTCGGCCTTGTATGTGTAGCGATCATGTACGATAAGCATCACCCAGACGAGTAGAAAGGAGAACGGTATGCTGACAAGGAATAAAAAACTGAAAGACTACGGTATTCCGGCAGAGGACATAGAAAAACTGAATACGATGCTGAAAGACTTCCCGGCAGAGTATGGATACCTGCTTACCAGTGCTGCCTTGTCAGCTTGCCCGAAGAACACGGTGATAGCGGATATGGTTATCGAGAATATCCTACACCGGAAAAGTTACAGGAAAATCAGCAGAGAAAGATATATCCCGATGAACCCGAAAGACTTTTACGGCTACAGACGCAAGACCGTCGCTGTACTGTATGAGAGAATGAGATTGTTGGGAGTGTGGGAAGGAGATGAGTGAAATCAAGTCTATTTATCCGAAGGAATATCTTTTAAAAAATGGATTGCTTCGATACTATACTGCTCCTGGAAAATACGGATTTGCAATTTACGAAGTGGGCTATCAATTACCCCTACTGCCGCCGTTGGAATATTGTACGGAAAATAGTGCGAAACTTGATTGTATAAGATTTAATGCTCTTGGGCCGGAAGAAATCTGGAAAGAATATTGGAGACGTTATGTAATTTCTAAACGACCATTAGGTGCGAAAATAGAGACGTTTGCTGAATGGAAAAGCAAAAACGCAAACATGTATGAACGGGAGGATAGAAGATGAAGTTAATTGATTTAATAGTAGCAATTGGCGGTGATCCAGAAAGTAACATAAAAATCCAGATATGCCACCCGGGAAGAAACTGGGATAATTATGATACATTCAATGCCGGTTCGAAGCTGCTGAAACCATTTTATAACTTGAAAGTAAGCTGCCTTTCAGCGATAGAAACGGATGTGATTAGAGTTGACTTGGTTTTCAATGAGAAAAAGGGCGAAGTAGATGAGCAGACTGATTGATGCGGACGATTTAATTGAATATATTAAAATATGGGATATTGGAAATAGCATTAGTTCCGACCAGAAGGAATTTATTGATTGTGTTAACAAACAGCTGACAGCTTTTGATGCGGATAAGATTATTGAGCAGTTGGAAACAAGAAGGATAAGAGCTGCTGCATTACAGAAAAAATATACATCAGAGTATTTCGAGGGTGAAATTGATGCGTTTGAATTTGCAATCAAAATTGTGAAGGAGGGTGGAGTTGAATGAGAGAAATTCTTTTTAAGGCAAAGGCAAATTATAATGGTAAATGGGTTGAGGGATATTACCTAAGAGATCAATATCACGTAGGGGGGAAGGACATTATTTTTTATCGGAAGGATTCAGATCGGTTTACAGTATATACCGATAGAATTGATATAGAAACTCTCTGCCAGTTCACAGGGCTTTGCGACAAGAACGGAAACAAGATTTGGGAAAATGACATTCTGATGGCACACTTGGACGAATCTTACCCGGAAGACGTGACATATGAAACTGTTGAATGGGGTGTTGCCGGATGGGTAGCGCACGAAACTGGTAGCACGGATAGAGAATATATTGATAAGTTTGATCTTGAACATTATGAAGTAGTTGGAAATATTTTCGACAATCCAGAATTATTACAGGAGGAATCAGATGAGTAAATCAGCGTTAGTGATGAATACACCAGAGAATTGCTATGATTGCCCGTTCGGAACTGCATACTGCGGCGAACTTGAATATGAGGGTTTGTGTGAATTAGCTGACTGTTTAGACTGCGATGAAATTCTGATAACAGAAGAACATTATGATTGTGAAAGTAAATCAAAACCTGTTTGGTGTCCGCTTATGGATTTGCCAGAGAAAGACAATGGAGACTATCCGGCTAATACGTCTGATGCTAGCTTTGTGGAGGGCTGGAACCAGTGTATTGATGAGATTACAGGAGGAATGGATTAATGGCATGTGCAAAGAAATGTGACAGATGTGGAAAATTGTATGAACAGTACAATTCCAAAAATGATAGAAAGAATCCTAATGGGATCATGATATTAAATTTAGATGCCCAGAGAAAATATTATTCGCATGGTGTTATAGATTTGTGCCCTGGTTGCATGAAAGAATTTCAGGACTGGATGGAAGAGGTGAGGTAGATGATTGATTTAACAGGAAAAAGCGTGTTCGTAAAAACGCAGAAAGAATATGAAAATATTCTTAACATTGCAAGGTTACAAGGTTTTGATAAATGGTCTGATAAAGTCAGTTTGTCATCTAGGGATATCAAACTGCCAAATATTTTGATTTTTAAGGATAATGGAACAGTTGCTTATTGGAGTGATAAAGGAGTGCTTGAAGCATCCGAAATTATCGAATATGAAGAAAAAATCAAGGATGCAGTAAAACTTGTCAGAACATTTGCTAAAAGCCCAGACAGAACAGCATTGATTGACTCGCTTATTAAGTCCTTGAAGTTACTTGCAGATACTGTAGAAAGTTAGATAGAAGAGGTGAGGTAGATGAGTAAGAAAGTAAAGTGTTGCGAATGTGATTCTTTTATGGGCTGGGCTTTGCCAGAAGGGGTAGATAAAGACAATTATGAATATGCGAAAAGAGTTTTGAAGTTAGCATCTACTACAGGAGTATGCGAATACACCATGAAAACCAAGACAAGATTGCATGAGCAGTATTGTAGAAAATTTAAAAAAGACGAGTTTTTAGAACGACATAACGATTTTTTTAAAGACAAAATTTAAAAACTTGAAAACATGATCAAGGAATATGAAAAAGAAAATTTTGTGGAAGTAGACGAATCGTGGAAAATTCTATTTATGAAAAGATTTCAAGAGGTGAAGTAGATGGAGAGATTAACAGTTGACGATATGATAAAAGCGCTTAAATGCATTTCCAGTCAAGATGCAGAAGGTGATTGCTATATGGATCACAAGAATTTTAAGCACATGGAAGACGATAAATATAAACGCATTACCTGTGGAACTGGCGAGAACTTAAAAGATTGGATTAGTGGAAGGGATGCAGTTGGATGCCCATACCACCAGAAAACGTACGGGACTTGCTACGAAGATGGAGAATTGTATTGGCTGAAAGATGTTACAGAACTTCTGGAAGAATTAAAATCTTACAAAGACTTAGAAGAACAGGGCTTGCTTGTGAGATTGCCAGCTAATAAGAATAAAGAAATATATATCATATCTTCCAGATGGACAGTCTGCTCAGAATGTGGTTCAAGATTTGATGAATACAGTTGCATTGGCTGTGAATATAAATGTGATAGTAAAAAAGAACATTATGTGCGTCCAACTTATCTTTCGTCTATAAATGTAAGCACTTATGCTAACCAATTTGGCAAGACAATATTCCTCACTCGTGAAGAAGCTGAGAAGAAGTTGGAGGAGATGAAGAAATGAATAACAAACTTACACCAGAAGTAACCCCGCAGCTCGCCGTATCAGCATTCACAGTACTACATCAATATTGCAGCTCAATTAGTCCACATGACTGTATTAGATGCACATTCTACGAACATTGTCCGGAGTGCTTTATGGGGTGTCCGGGAGATCAGGGCGAGGTAATCAGAAAATTACAAAGTAATGAATAAAATTAGAGAGTCGGTATTTACCGGCTCTCTTTTAACGCAAAATTCCTCAAACATGTACCACAACTTTTTGAAGGTTCTGTGGTAAAATATACTCAGAAGTAGTATTATGGGGTTTTATAGCTTAATTCAGAAAGGATATGATTGGATGTTGATAGGATGGCAAATGATCAGAATTTAAATAACGGGGTGGCCACACAGTTTCGAACAGGCGAGGAGCAGGCGAAAATTGCAAAAAAAGGTGGCATTGCATCAGGTCAAGCACGTCGTCAAAAGAAAACCCTTTCTGAATTAGCAAAAATGATAGCTGAGAACCCTGCCCCGACTGCCGCAAAGAAGAAGCTCACAAAGATGGGAATATCTGATGAGGATGCAAATAACAACGCCTGCATTGTAGCTGCTGTATACGATAAAGCTATCAAAGGGAATATGCAGGCAGTAGACAAATGGGAGCAGTTGGTGGCCGTATCAAAATCAGACGAAAGCAAATATGAACTTCCTGCCAGAGTACTTGGCAAGGCATTCGTGGATATTAACCGACAGATTAAGCCCAACATTGAATATGTATTTGAGGGCGGCCGAGGTGGTCTGAAATCCTCATTCGTAGCTTTTAAAATTGTTGAGCTTATCAAGAATAATCCTCAGATGCACGCCTGCATTACGAGACAGGTGGCCGGTACTCTGAAAGATTCTGTATATGCTAACATGAAATGGGCTATCAACGAACTGGGACTAATGGAAGAATTTGAATGCAAGGTGTCACCACTTGAGATCAAGTATATTAAGACGGGGCAGACAATATACTTCCGTGGTCTGGACGATGAAACGAAACTGAAATCTATCAAGCCGGAGTTCGGCTACATTGGAATCCTCTGGAAAGAGGAAAAAGATCAAATGAAGGGAGATGCTCAGGAACGTTCTGTTAATCAGTCAGTGCTTCGTGGTGGCGATGAATCCTATGATTTTTCATCATATAACCCACCAAAATCAAAATCAAACTGGGTAAACAGAATCAAGCTCACGCCTAACCCAGAAAGAGTTATTCATCATTCGAGTTATCTGGAAGCCCCGGCGGAGTGGCTTGGACAGAAGTTTATTGACGATGCAGCACATCTGAAAGAAATCAATCCAGAGGCCTATGAGCACGAATACCTGGGTGTCCCAAATGGTGACGGCGGAAACGTATTTGAATATCTGGAGATTAGAGATATTACAGATGAAGAAATCAGTCGCATGGATCGTATTTTCGCTGGCGTAGATTACGGATGGTATCCTGACGCCTTCTGCTATCTCCGAACTTATTACGATTCTGCCAGAGAGAAAATATATCTGATTGACGAATTGTATGTAAATAAATGGAGCAACTCCAAGACCGCTGATTGGATTAAGAAAAAAGGCTATGACGATTACACAATGATATGTGATTCTGCGGAACCTAAGTCCGTGAACGACTTCCGGGATGCAGGACTTCCTGCCAGAGGAGCAATTAAGGGGCCGGGAAGTATCGAGTATGGTTTTAAATTCTTGCAGACAAAGACGCTTGTCATTGATCCGAAACGAACACCGAATGCATACAAGGAAATCACAGAATATGAGTACGATCGAGACAAAGAGGGGAATGTAATAAGCGGTTATCCTGACGGAAACGATCATGCAATCTCGGCGCTTAGGTATGCTTATGAGCCGTTATTTAACAGGAGAGGTTACAGCGCATAATGGGACTTATAACAACATTGAAAAGGTGGTTTAACATGATTTTCAAAAAACAAGCCGAAGAGGATTTTAACATCCAGGCAGCAGAATTTCCAGAGATGGAATCACTGATTAATCGGTGTGCGAACATCTACAGGGGCGTACCGGAATGGTTAGATGACAAGAATAATATCAAGACGATTAATTTCGCGAAATCTGTCTGCTCAGAAACAGCACGGCTCGCAACACTGGCGATCGGCATTCAGATAGATGGTTCTGCAAGGGCTACATGGCTACAGGAGCAGATTGACAAGGTATATTTCCAGATTCGGCACTGGGTAGAATACGGCTGCGCTTACGGAACAGTTTTTATTAAGCCAAACGGGGAGAGCCTTGACGTATTTACTCCGGCAGACGTGATGATTGTGGATTATGATAATCAGGAAATTAAAGGGATTATATTTAAGGATTCTTATACAGTTGGTCGGAAATACTACACACGGCTTGAATATCATCGTTTTGTCGAGACTACAATAGACGGCGTGACAACCTATCCGTACTATGTCTCCAACAGAGCCTATGTGTCAAAATCCCCTCAGAGCATCGGAGATAAGATCGACCTTAAACAGACCAAGTGGGCTGACCTCATGGCAGATACACCGCCGATTCTCAAGGCAAATGGCGAGAAGCTGGACGGGCCTCTATATGGAGTGCTGCGGACACCACAGGCGAACAATGTGGATATCAGTACACCACTTGGGCTTCCAATATTTGCTGAAGCTATCGAGGAGTTAAAGGATTTGGACATTGCATACAGCCGTAATGCCGGAGAGATTTTTGATTCACAGAAAATTGTTCTGGCAGATGATAGACTGCTGATGCCAAGTGGTACACCTGTATCAGCCATGTCACCGCAGGGCATGGAGAACAGACGAAATGAGATGAGGTTACCGCACTTTGTCAAGAATGTATTCGGGGAGGGCGAAAAAGAATTCTATCAAGAAATCAATCCGCAACTCAACACGGATACCCGTATAAGTGGCATAAATGCCCTTTTAAGCCAGTTAGGATACAAGATTGGATTCTCCAACGGATATTTTGTTTTCAACGAAGCTAGCGGCATTCAGACGGCTACAGGAGTAGAAGCAGAACAGCAGAGGACAGTACAGTTTATCAAAGATGTTCGAGACAAACTGGAATCCTGTCTGGATGAAGTAATCTACGCACTGAACGTTTACGCTGACCTGTACGGACTTGCACCTGTTGGAGCATACGAAGTCAATTATGATTTTGGAGATATTCTCTATGTCAGAGAAAATGATCGTGCAAGATGGTGGCAGTATGTAACTACTGGCAAGGTTCCGGCATGGTTGTATTTTGTAAAGTTTGAAGGAATGACCGAAGAAGATGCGAAAGCAATGGTCAAAGAAGCTCAACCAGACGAACCAAAACTGTTTGGAGATGAGTAGTTATGTTAAGTCCAGAGTATTTACGCCGGATAACAGAGGGAAGTGAGCAAATTGCCGAAGAACTGCATCAGTATATCATCTCTGAGATTGTATCTCGAATGATGGCAAGAATCGGCAGAGGTGAGGACTATATTCTGACCAATGCAGATGCGTGGAGAATCAGAACGCTACAGGAATCAGGTGAATTGCTAGAGGACATTCTGGCGGAACTATCCAAATACACCAAACGTGAACAGCAGGAGCTTCTTGAAGCGTTTGAAGATGCCGGAATCACTGCGATGAACTACGATGACAAGATATATAAGGCGGCAGGATTAAGCCCTGCACCGCTCGAACAGTCTCCGTCTATGATAAGACTTATGGAACGGAATATGCTTGCGACTATGGGCGAGTGGAAGAATTTCACACGAACAACCGCAAGTGCCGCTCAGAGGCTATATATCGAGCAATGTGACCTTGCATATAATCATGTGATGACTGGGACAGTTGGGTATACACAAGCTATCAAAGAGGCCGTTAATAATGTTGTATCAGATGGCGTGACAGTCACATATCCATCTGGCAGAAAAGATACGATTGAAACAGCAGTAGCGCGTTCTGTCAGAACTGGCGTGGCACAGGCTACGGGAGATATATCCTTAAAGCGCATGGAAGAAATGGACTGGGATTTAGTTCTGGTCAGTGCACACATAGGAGCCAGGACGGGTGACGGCGGTGAAAACCCTGGAAATCACTCATGGTGGCAAGGTAAGATATATTCTCGTTCTGGCAAGAGCAAGAAATTTCCACCATTCTCATTGACCGGATATGGAACAGCAAGCGGACTGTCAGGCGTCAACTGTCGGCATAGCTTTGGGGCAAGTGATGGGGAATTCAACCCCTATGCAGAACTATCGGCACAGGATAAAGCTGACAAAGGCAAACAGTACGAAAAGGAGCAGCGACAACGCACTTATGAGCGAAGAATCCGAAAGACGAAGCGTGAAGTCCTTGGACTGCAAGCAGGAGTCGACAATGCACCGAATGAAAAGGCAAAATTCGCATTACAGCAAGACCTTAACCGAAAATCTTATCTTTTGCAGAAACAAAATGCTGCATACAAAGATTACTGCAAACAGAATGACCTGAGGGAACTGCAAGACCGACTTATGATTGCGAAGTGGGACCGCCAGAACGCCGCAAAAGCCAGAGGAGCGGCGAAGAGATACAAAACAGCAAAGGGGATTGACTGATGGACAGATGGGAATATTATAATCCGAATCCTGCCGGGAATCGAGTCGGAGATTGTGCTGTCCGGGCAATATGCAAAGCAACTGGCTTCGATTGGGAAACGGTATTCACCGGATTAATGATACAGGCGTGTACTCTGTCAGATATGCCGAGCGCGAATTATGTCTGGGGAGCGTACCTCTATAAGCATGGGTACAGACGCAAACTGATAGAACAGTCAGAGCGATATATCTATACAGTCAATGACTTTTGCACAGACCATCCGACAGGTACATATATCCTCTGCATAGATGGTCATGTGGTGACAGTGCAAGATGGCAAATATTTTGATACATGGGATAGCGGTAATGAGATCCCGGTATATTACTGGAAAAAGGAGAATAAATGAGCATATCAGAATTTGTACAGATTTTTCTCTCAATCTGCGGAGGGGTGTCTATTGTCGGAGGGGCAGCGGCCGTAATCTTTAAGTGGATTACCCCAGCTTTCCGACTTAATAAGCGAGTAGAGACACTGGAGGAACATGATAGACGAGATTATGAAAGCCTTCAGAGAATTGCAGAACGTGACTCATTAATTCTGGAAGTGTTATCAACCATGTTGGACAGTCAGATCAGCGGGAATAATGTGGAAGAATTAAAAAAAACAAAACAGAAGCTTACAAATTATCTTGCGCAGAATCAACGTTAGCATTAGTAAGGGGTATGCTCATGAAGTTATATGTATTCACTAAGAAAGATATAGACAGGTTCTTGATAGAGTGTAATTTTACACCGGACGAAGAAAAACTGTTCCGGCTGAGATGCAAAGAATATACGCTCGAATACTGCGCCGAACAGATGAACGTGAGCATATCCACGGCGAAGCGATTAAGTCGCCGGGTAAACAATAAAATAATTAAAGTATGCTAAAAAAGTAAGGAGAGGATATTTTTACCCTCTCCCATTTTTTTAACAAAAATCTTCTTTTACAACCCTTTCAAGCAGTTTTATCACATATTCTGGCGGATTACGTTTACCACCCTCCCAGTTTTCTATGCTTCTTTTAGGAATACCATATTTTTCAGAAAAAGCTTGCTGCGTAAGTCCAGATAACGTTCTGATTTCGTGAAAATCAAGAGGACCTGAAGAAGCTTTTTCAGGAAACACATCCTCTTCTCTTACCTGATATGTGAAGAATCCCATTGAGGACGGAAGGATTCTAAAATAGAATTTTTCATCGTCATCTTCTTCTATCCAGGTTTGCTGCAAAAATATTTTTGAACACCGTTCATCCAATGCGAACTTCTCATCTGAATCAGAGTAAACAACATAAGAACATAAATTTCCTGTGTCGGATTTCATTCTCTTCATCTCGTTATAGATGAATCTGGTCCTGACATATCTAACTATACTATGCACTTGTTCTGCTCTGAGTTCTGGAAATAAGGCTTCGATTTGCTTATAAATCTTATTCCACAGACATGCATGGTACTTACTATCTAATTCAACCGGTATGTCGATATAACCGCTGCTACGAACTGACAAAAATCGGTACACTGCATCAATTATTTCCTCGTCTCTAACCGGAGAAATTAATTCTGCATCATCTGGAAAATCAAATGGCAAAAGGCTTGATTTCTCCTGATTCTCAAGATCCTGCTTTACCATGCTCAAGAATTTTTCGTATTCATATTTTTTCAACATCTTATTTCCACTCCATCTTTTCTTTATAATCGTTCAAAGCTTCTTTAAATTTTCTTTCGCAAATATTGTTTTCACAATCAATATCACTATTTAATTCAACGTCTAATTCTCTTGGACTGTAAGCATAATAACGGTTTTCGATAAACCATTTTGCTTCCTTGATCTCGTAAATAGTCTCCATGGCTTTTTTCATGCGCTCCGGCATTTTCTTTCTGCCTTTGGATTCATGAAAATTAATGCAACTGTTTCCATACTCGATCATTTTCTTGCGGATATCCTCAGCCCAGGCGATCTGTTTTGGACTGCCAACCAGTTCCGATAATTCTTTACACATACCTTTTGCTTCCCTCCATGCTTTCTTGAGACCAGAGGAAATAGACATTCTCATTTTCTTGACTAACTCCCATGCTCTTTTCATTATTGCTGATAAATTATATTTCTTCATGTCCTTTTCCTCCTTAGCTTTCTTGTTCCTCTTTCTGATATTATAATATCACTCATTGGGTGATATGTCAATACTTTTTTGACACTTTTTTGAACTTTTTAGATTGATATATCTATGCAAAAATATAATCAGAAAGGCGGTGCGTAAGATGGCATTATATAACAATCCTTATCAATATAGTTTTGGCGTCCCGGGACAGATGAACCAGTTCCAGCAACAGCCTGTCCAGATGCCAGCTCAACCAGTACAGCAACTCCAACAGAATAATAATGGTATCCTGTGGGTATCCGGCGAAGTCGGTGCAAAATCCTATCTGGTAGCGCCCGGGACAAGTGTTTTACTGATGGACAGTGAGAGTGAAAAGTTCTTCATAAAATCCACAGATGTTTCCGGTATGCCACAGCCATTACGGACGTTCGAATACCACGAGGTAGGCACTCAGATGCCGCCTAAACAGCCTGTTCAGAATATGGACAGTAAATATGTCACCAGACAGGAATATGACGATTTAAAAGGCAAATATGAAGCTATCATAAACCGATTAAATTCTTTTTCTGAACCTGTTAGAGCTAATGCCACACAGAAATCAGCAGCCAAAGGAGGAAACGCAGATGAGTAATCCATTATTTAACGCGCTTGGCGGTGGAATGCCGCAGGGAAACGGGCCAATGCAGATGATACAGCAGTTTATGCAGTTTAAACAGAATTTTAAGGGAGACCCAAAAGCAGAAGTTGAGAAGATGTTACAGTCTGGGAAGATTTCCCAGCAGCAACTTAATCAGGTTCAGCAGATGGCAGGACAATTCCAGCACATGTTGAAAGGAATGGAATAGTACATTACAATCTGGCCAGATTGATGTAAATACACAAAAAGGAGATTATAACTATGGATGGAAATTTAACAGCATCAGACGTTGCTCTTTTAACTGGAAATAACAGGAATGATGGCATGTTTGGTGGAGATGGTAGCTGGTGGATTATTGTTTTATTCATTTTTGCTTTCTTCGGATGGGGAAACAACGGCTGGGGCAATAATGGAAACGGCGGCGGATATGCAGCCACAGCAGCTACTCAGGCGGACATTCAGAGAGGATTCGATAACTCCGCAGTAATCAGCAAGCTTGACGGAATCAACAGCGGCCTGTGCGATGGCTTTTATGCCATGAATAATGGTATGCTTACCGGATTCAATGGAATCAACACAAACATCATGCAGACTGGTTTTGGAATCCAGCAGGCAATCAATGCTGATACTGTAGCCAATATGCAGAATACAAATGCTTTGCAGGCACAGCTTGCTCAGTGTTGCTGTGACAACAGGGAAGGACAGGCGCAGATCAGATATGATATGGCTACCAACGCTTGCGCAATCCAGAACTCAATGAACAACAACACCAGAGATATTCTGGACAATCAGAACAGCAACACCCGTGCCATCCTTGATTATCTTTGCCAGAAAGAGACAGCAGACCTTAGAGCAGAGAATCAGGCACTTAAACTGGCGGCTTCTCAGTCCGCGCAGAATGCTTACATTGCGGCAAATCAGGAAGCACAGACAGCGGAACTGATTCGTAGGATAAATCCTATGCCTGTGCCATCCTACGTAGTCCCATCTCCATATCCATATTCTGGATGTGGATGTAATGGAAATTGCAATTGTTAATTTTTTCTGACAGAAAAATTAGAATTGATTATGTACCTAATTTCTGATACAATATAAAAAAAGGAGGTTAGGTACATGGCAATAAAAGATTTATCTGGTGAAAAATTTGGCATGCTTACAGTGTTAGAATACGCAGGAAAGAGCGAAAAAGGCTATCATTCTTGGAAATGTAAATGTGATTGCGGGAAAATCGTAGTGAAAAGTGGAAAAAGTTTAAGAAACGGACACACAACGAGTTGCGGCTGTAGGCATAAAGCCAAAGACTTAACAGGTATGGTATTTGGAAATTTAAAGGTTATAAAAATAGTAGGCAAAAAAAATAGAAGCGCATTATGGCTTTGCCGCTGCGAATGCGGAAAATATGTTGAATGCTATCAATATAATCTTGAAAGAGGTACAAGTACTTCTTGTGGATGTCTTAGAAGCTATTATGCAAAAAAAACAAGGTCTTGTCATGGAGAATCTACGGGGAAATTTTATAAAAAGTGGAGTTCCATAAAATCAAGATGTTACAATAAAAATACTCCCAGCTATAAAAATTATGGCGGAAGAGGAATAAAAATGTGTGATGAATGGCTTGATTTTTGGAACTTTAGAGAATGGGCGTATTTAAACGGATATTCAGAAGGGCTTACGCTTGAAAGAATAGACGTAAATGGGAATTACGAACCATCAAATTGTAAATGGATACCGATGGAAGAACAGGCGAGTAATAAGCGTAATAATTCGTTTATTGAATATGGCGGGAAAAAGCAAACATTGTCGCAGTGGTCAAAAGAACTTGGTGTTGGAAAAGAAGTTCTTAGTTATAGATATCGGGCGGGATGGACACCGGAAGAATGCCTTTTCGGAAAAGAGTCCGCAGGTAAGCACCAACTTCCAAGAATGAACATACCGGAATATTTAAAAAGTAAATAAGTAGTATCTTAATCTTTATGATTATGTCGGCTTATGCCGTATTACACAGAGGGGCAGGCTGAGACCTGTCCTTTTGTGATATGAAAGGAGTATTTTTATGGCAGAATTTACAAATGTAGCTGCTCAGACTGTAGCAGCAAATGGAAACGTAGCATTTTCAAACACAGCAGTTAAAGGTTCTAACTGCATTCAGCACAGAGAGGGGAGCGGAATTATCACTCTGAGAGGACTGACTAACCAGTGCAAAGCGAGATTCTTTGTGGATTTTTCTGGCAATATCGCAATTCCAACGGGCGGTACTGTCGGAGCTATTTCGTTGGCTATTGCAATCTCTGGTGAGCCGGTTCTCTCTTCTCAGATGATTTCCACACCGGCGGCAGTAGATCAGTACAACAATGTGTCCTCTGGTATCTATATTGATGTACCTCGCGGATGTTGCGTTAATATCGCAGTAGAGAACACGAGCGATCAGGCTGTTTCTGTTGCGAATGCAAACATTGTTGTGACCAGAGAAGCGTAGGAGGTGTGATTATGAGAGACATTAAAGACTTATGTGCAAGAATCGAAGATGAACTGTCCAAAATCGCTGATAACGGACTGACCACCGGAAATCTGGATATGACATATAAGCTGATTGACATGTACAAAGATATCAAGAATACGCAGTACTGGGATAAGAAAGTAGAGTACTACAACACTGTCCTTGATGAGATGCGTGGCGGCGGATACAATGACGATTACAGCGAACGCGGAAGAAAACGCGACAGCATGGGGAGATACAGCTCAAATGATGGCAGAATGATGCCGGATTACGACAGAGGTAGCTCTTATGCCAGACGGGGCGAACATTACGTCAGAGGGCATTACAGCCGTTCTGACGGACGAGATGCTTATGACGACTATATGACGCAGAAACAGAGCTATCGTTCCGGCAAATCTGAGGACTGCAAGAGGAAGATGCTTGCCGCATTGGAAGAACACCTTGACGAGCTTACTACAGAAATGAGCGATATGTCCAAGGATGCAGAGTGCAGGGAAGAACGTGATCTTGTTAAAAGATACGTGGAAAAGCTCCGGGATATGCTCTAATTAGTTAAAACATGTACCACAACTTTTGGGATACTTTGTGGTAAAATATATTCATAGGGAAGATTCGTAAGTGGTTGCCGCCACTTGACATAGACATTTTTTTTCATTGATTCCTCCTTTCACGGGTGCGTGTCCTTAATAGAAAATGCAGTGACCGGATTGTCACATAAGAAGCATGAGGTTGAAAAGCGGATGCAATTTCCGACGCGTACCATCGCTGTCTATGCGATCATGTAGACAGTGTGCACCTCCTTGTAAAAGGTAAATGGGCGGATGGATGCCCGAAACAACTCGTGGCAGGCATGACACGTTAAACACCTTGCTAACCCGGGAATCCGGGTTAATGGAATGTAGCTCAGTGGCAGAGCAATGTATAAACTACGTGCCGCAGGTTCGATTCCTGCCATTCCGATTACCCTGCCAGTGGTCTAACTGGCTTAATCCACTTACCTGCGGCGGCAGGTCAATAAACACGACCAGGAGGATGTTATGCAGAAACTTATTGACACATTAAAATCATTTGGAATTGAAATCCCGGAAGACAAGCAGGCAGATGTGAAGAAAGCACTCTCTGAGCATTATAAGAATGCTAAAGAAGTAGCGAAAACTCTGTCAAAAGTCGAAGGAGAGAGAGACAGCTGGAAAGAACGTGCTGAGACAGCAGAAGAAACCTTAAAAGGCTTTGACGGTATTGACCCGGCAAATGTTAAAAGTGAGTTAGAGACCTGGAAACAGAAAGCGGCAGATGCAGAAAAAGAATTTAATGCAAAGATCTATGACCGTGATTTCTCAGACGCACTCAAAGCAGCACTCGATGATGTTAAATTTTCAAGCGAAGCGGCAAAGAAATCAGTCATGGCAGACATCAAAGAAGCAGGTCTTAAGCTGAAAGACGGCAAAATCCTTGGGTTGAACGATCTGATCGAACAGATGAAGCAGTCTGACGCATCCGCTTTTGTAGATGAATCTCAGCAGCAGGCTCAGCAGCAACAGGCAAGATTTACCACTCACGTTGGACATCAGCAGACACCGGGAAGCATGACGAAGAAAGATATCGAAGCAATCAAAGACCCGTCTGAGAGACAGGCGGCGATCGCTCAGAACATCCAGTTATTCCAGTGATTTTTTACACCGACTATACACCAGAGTATAGCCGCTAACCCAATACCTTAACAATTATGGGTAGAAAGGATTTTTTATATGGCAGCAAAAGCTAATCTTATCATGACGAATGATATTCAGGTCACAGCACGCGAGATTGACTTCGTTACCAGATTTGAAAGAAACTGGCAGCACTTACGTGATATTCTGGGTATCATGAGACCTATCAAAAAACAGCCGGGTGCTGTACTCAAGTCCAAGTACGCAGAGGGTACTTTGCAGAGCGGACTTGTCGGTGAGGGCGAGGAAATCCCTTACAGCAAGTTTACTGTAAAAGAAAAGAACTATGCGGAAATGACCATTGAGAAGTACGCAAAGGCTGTATCTATCGAAGCAATCAAGGATCACGGTTATGAGAACGCCGTTCAGATGACCGATGATGAATTCCTTTTCCAGCTTCAGACTGACGTTACCGGCAGATTTTACGATTATCTGAAAACCGGTACACTTACTTCCACAGAAACAACATTCCAGATGGCTCTGGCGATGGCCAAGGGTCGAGTAGAAAACAAATTCAAACAGATGCACAGGAATGTGACTGGCGTTGTTGGATTTGTCAATATTCTGGACGTATATGAATACCTTGGAGCAGCTGAGATTACTATTCAGAATCAGTTCGGTTTCCAGTACATGAAAGATTTCATGGGATTCAACACAATCTTCCTGTTATCTGACAGTGAGATTCCAAGAGGGCAGGTTATTGCTACCCCTGTTGAGAACATCGTCCTGTACTATGTTGACCCGAATGAATCTGACTTTGCGAGAGCTGGTCTGGTGTATACCGTTTCCGGCGAAACAAACCTGATCGGATTCCACACTCAGGGTAACTACCACACAGCAGTATCCGAAGCATTTGCGGTCATGGGGCTTACTCTTTTCGCAGAGTACATTGACGCAATCGCAGTAATTACCATTGACGAGACACCTACACTCGGTGCTCTGACAGTAACTTCCGTAGCAGATTCAACAACCGGAAATACAAAAATCACTGTAAATCCGGCTAAGGAAAATGCTAACAACGTATATAAATACAAAGTTGCAACAGACGCAGTAACTGTTGGGTATGGACAGAACCTCAGAAACTGGACTACATGGGACGGAAAAGCTGATGTTAAGGCAGCAACCGGACAGAATATTACAGTGGTTGAGTGTGATGGAACATATAAAGCACTGAATGCCGGAAGCGCAAGCGTGACAGCAAAATGATGATCGTGGGAGGTAACTGGCATGGCTTATGCAGATTATGAATTTTACACAACTTTATTTTTTGGTTCAGTCGTGCCAGAAACCGACTTTACACGACTGGCAGAAAGAGCCAGTGGCTTTGTGGATACGATGACGTTTGACAGGTTGGTGGACGGGCTGCCGGTAAACGAACGCTCACAGAAGCGTATCAAAAAGGCGGTCTGTTCATTGGCGGAATTAATGTATCAGATTGAACTTGCTGAAAAGAATGCTACCAATGCCGCCGTTAGTGGAACATCAACCACAATCGGGTCCGGTGGTAGCACAACAGGCATTGTAACATCTGTAAGTTCTGGCAGTGAATCTATTTCCTACGCAACGCCTCAGCAGAAAGCATCGGGTGCAAAGGAATGGAGCGCAGTATATGCCGCCGCCGGAGATGTACAGAAAACGAACGACTTACTTTTAAAGACAGCTTTACCGCTTCTGATGGGAGTAAGGACGGATGATGGAATACCAATATTATATGCAGGAGTGTGATTATATGGACATTTCAACGCTAGGCTCATGCGTGGCAATCATTATGATATGCTACATCGTAGGAATGGGCTGTAAAGCATCAAAAAGAATCTCCGATGAATGGATTCCGGTAATCATGGCGGTTATTGGTGGAATTCTCGGAGCTGTCGGAATGGGAGTTATCCCGGATTTTCCGGCAACGGATTATATCACGGCAGTTGCGGTCGGTATGTTTAACGGATTATCGGCTACTGGCGTGAATCAGGTTATTAAGCAGACAGTGCAGAAAGAATAATTAAGGAGAGGGTATCATGTATTCATCTAAAATTACACTTTTCAACTATTACGAAAGTGCCACAACAGGAGATGCGTACTGGTATCCTCATGTTTTATCCGGAGTTGACCTGATAACCGACCACGGCGCAATACTGAAAAAGTATGGCCCAGACAGTACCGACAATGCCGCGCTTCATATTGCTTACACACAGGATGGGGACAAAGTAATGATTCGGCAGTCGGACGGTTCATCGGTGCCGTGGATGGCTCCGAAATCATGGGCTGGGCAGGTAAATGATGATCTGCCGGACAGCATCACTTTCGGGACAGAAGATTTTTTCTGTCAGGGTGAATGGGCTGGCGGCGTGGTTACTGAGGGTGACTATCGCAATGGTTTTTACCAGTACATAAACAGCAACCGCGACAATGTTTACAAGATAACCAGTGTAGGCGGTCCGTATACGCTGATTCCACATTTTGAGATTCTGGGTAAGTAATATGAGTAAGATTCATCATTTTAAAGGATTCTCCATAGTTGATGGAGATATGAAAATAAAGCTGAATATGGACAGGTTCTCCAGACAGTATCAAGAAGCTCAGTATCTCCTTGATGGAATGGTTATGGACAGTATGGTTCCGTTTATGCCGAGGATTTCGGGAGATTTTATTGATAAGACAAGGGCAAAAAGCTCCTCTATGCAAGGCACGGGCTTTGTTTGTGCGGCGGCAGAGCCTTATGGCAGATTCCTTTATATGGGAAAAACGATGGTGGACGAGCTGACTGGAAGTCCTTACGCTCGGCAGTATGCCAAGAAAGTCCTTGTCAGTCAATTCTCTGGCCAGACAGCCGCAAAGGAAAATCTTGAATACACCAAACAGGCACACCCGCAGGCACAAGCAAAGTGGTTCGATGCCGCTAAACGACAATATGGTAGCACATGGATTCGCAAAGTAAAAGCACAGGCAGGAGGCGGCAGACATGGCAGATAAGCCTATTGGAAAAGATGCAACTGGATATGAAATCCTGACAGATGCCATGAAAGCACTTCTGAATCAGTATCCGGGACTATATGAAAATGAAACAATCAAGTTTGAGGAACTTGGCAAGGAGTCCGGAATTGCGTTCTCGGCAGACAACGGGGCGCTGATCTATTCAGAAAAAGAAGATGTCTGCGGAACGATGCATCAGGTATGCCAGTACCCCTTTTATGTGGTATACCGAACAGCATCCGACAAGGAACGACAGAAACTATCTGTTCAGAAGTTCCTGGATAATCTCGGTAAATGGATATGCCGAGAGCCAGTTGTTATAAACGGCTCTGAGACACGCTTAAATGCGTTTCCTGAGCTTTCGCAGGGGCGAGTGATAAAACGTATCACACGCGATAACTCTTATGGTTTAGAGCCACAGGAGAACGGCGTACAGGACTGGCTATTGCCATTGTCAGTACGCTACGAAAACACTTACGAAGTAATATAACGAGTAACAACCGGCTATCAATTAGAGATAGCCGCTAACCTACACAGCCTTTTAAAAGTTATAGGCAGAAAGGACATTTCTATGGCAGTTACAGGCAAGATTGACCGTAAATATATGGCACATTATATCGATGCAGGTTCCCTCTGTGGAGGGCTGACGCCGAAGTATGAGCGTCTTGGAAAGGATCTGGAAGAGTACAATGTAGAACTCAATCCAGACACCGAAACATCTAAAAACATTCTTGGAGAATCCACGTTTAAGCACAACGGCTATGAAGTTTCTTCTGACGCTGATCCATTCTATGCAGACACTACTTCTGATCTGTTCACAGCATTGCAGAAGATCGTAGATGGACGTCTCAAAGACGATAACCTTAAAACAAAAGCAGTTGAAGTTCATCTCTGGACAGAAGCTACAGCAGGCAAATATGAAGCATACCAGCAGGAGTGCTACGTTGTTCCGACCTCCTATGGCGGTGATACATCCGGATATCAGATTCCATTTACCGTTAACTATGTTGGCGAACGTGTAAAAGGCAAATTTGATATCAGTTCCGGTACATTCACAGCTGACAGTGAGTAAACACATATACAAGGAGGACATGCTAAATGGCAAAAGTAATTAATACCAAAATTGATGATGGAATTCTCATTTTCACATTCACTAACAACGAAGACGAAGTTTTTTCTTCTTTTAAGCTGAACCCGACCGATATCAATGTAGCAGCACGTGCAGAGGAACTGACAGAATACTTTGAGCAGCTCAAAGATTCTATTCAGAAAGTTGCTTCCGGAAAAGAAATGGCAGAGTTGAACAAACAGATCGAAGATAAGATCAACTATCTGCTTGGCTACGAAGCATCAAAAGACCTGTTCAAAGAGCCAATTACAGCAACTACCGTATTTGGAAACGGACAGGTATTTGCCTATATCGTTCTGGATAAGATCGCAGAAGCAATCGCACCGGAAATCGAAAAGAGAAAAAAGAAAATGCAGGCAGCAGTCAATAAGTATACGGAGAAGTATACAAAATGACAGCCTATGAGCTTCCCACCTCACTCAACATCAGTGGGGTGGATTTTTCTATCAGGACGGATTTTCGGGCAATAATCGACATTCTGATTGCCATGAACGACCCGGAACTGGACGAGCAAGCAAAAGCAGTTGTTATGTTACAGATTCTGTTTGAGGATTGGCAAAGCATACCGGCTGAGTGCCTGGACGAAGCTTGTCAGAAAGCATCGGAGTTCATCGACTGCGGACAGTTGGACGATAACCCGAACCACCCAAAGCCCCGTTTGATGGACTGGGAACAAGACGGAGACATGATCGTGCCGGCTGTAAACAAGGTTGCTGGCAAAGAAATCAGAGCAGTGCCTTATATGCACTGGTGGACGTTTTTCGGATATTTTATGGAATCCGGCGAGTGCCTTTTTAATACCGTAGTTGGAATCCGGTCAAAAAAGGCAAAGGGTGAAAAGCTCGACAAATGGGAAAAGAAATTCTATCAAGAAAACAAGAACATTATTGATATAAAAACACGTCTCAGCGAAGAAGAGCAAGCGTATAAGGATGCGCTAAATGAGATGTTGAACCTCAAATAGTTAGGAGGTGAACGCATGGCTGCTGATGGCTCAGTCATTATTGATACCAGGATGGATACAACCGGTGTCCAAAATGGCGTATCAGCTATAAAACAGTCATTTAACGGCCTTGGGGGTGCTGTAAAGAAAATCGGTCTGCTGATTGGCGGGGCGTTTGCTGTCGGCAAATTAGCGCAGTTTGGGAAAGAATGTGTGGAGCTTGGTTCCGACCTCACAGAAGTTCAGAATGTGGTCGATGTTACATTTACCACCATGTCCGACAAGGTCAATGAATTTGCAAAGAATGCCATGACCTCTGCCGGGCTGTCAGAAACCATGGCAAAACGGTATGTCGGTACGTTCGGAGCAATGTCTAAGTCGTTCGGTTTCTCTGAAGCACAGGCTTACGACATGTCAACAGCTCTGACACAGCTGACTGGTGATGTGGCATCATTTTATAACATTTCGCAAGACCTGGCTTACATCAAGCTGAAATCGGTGTTTACAGGTGAAACGGAAACATTGAAAGATCTTGGCGTGGTAATGAGCCAGTCGGCACTTGATCAATATGCACTTGCCAATGGCTACGGAAAAACCACATCTGAAATGACAGAACAGGAAAAAGTGGCTCTCCGTCTGGCTTTTGTGCAGAAGCAGCTATCTGCCGCATCTGGTGACTTTATTCGTACTTCTGACAGCTGGGCGAACCAGGTGCGAGTGATGCAATTGCAGTTACAGTCTCTCAAGGCAACAGTCGGACAGGGATTGATTAATATTTTCACGCCTGTTCTGAAAGTTATTAATATTCTGCTAGGCAAACTGGCAACTCTGGCAAATGCCTTCAAGTCATTTACGGAGCTTATTACCGGCAAGAAATCATCTGGTCAGACAAGCGGAGGTGGAGCAGGTCTTACAGGCGACGCAAGTGGCGTGCAGGATACGGCAGATGCTTACGGACAGGCAGCAGATAACGCTAGCAAGCTTGCGGATTCCACAGAAGATGTAGCCGATGCAACAAAAGATGCGGCTAAGGCTGCGAACGGATATCTTAGTCCACTTGATGAGATTAGCCGGTATTCAACTCAGAACGCATCGTCAACAGCAAGTAAAGCCCCGTCCTCAGGAGCAGGGTCAGGAAGAAGTCCTGGCGGTCTGGCTGGAGCCGTTGGAAATGTAGACTATGGAAAAGTAGCAGAGGGTGAAACTGCTCTGGATAAAATCAGCAAATCAGCCGAAAGACTTGCAAAGCTCCTAAAAAAACTCTGGAAACCATTCCAGGACGCTTGGAAAAAAGAAGGTAAGAACACCATTGACGCGGCACAGATTGCCCTGTCTGGAATTACAAAGCTCGCTAAGAGTGTAGGCAGAAGTCTTGTAGAGGTCTGGACAAATGGCACAGGTACGACAATGCTCACGACCATGCTGAGGATTGCTCAGAATGTGCTTAAGACTATCGGTAACATTGCATCCGGTTTCGCAGACGCATGGAACAAGAACAATGTCGGAACACAGATTATCCAGAACATTGCAGATGCTCTTGTAGTAGTTATGCAGTTTGTTGAGAGGATTGCCGCAGATACGGCAACATGGGCGGCGAACTTGGACTTCTATCCGCTATTGGAATCTATCAGCAATTTAACGAGCGCATTTGCTCCAATTCTGGAATCCATTGGAAATGTTCTTGAATGGATTTACAAAAATATTGTTCTTCCGATGCTGAAATGGGTCATTGAGGTAGGACTTCCGACAGTGATTAATCTAGTGTCAAAAGTAGCTACATTTCTCGCCGATCATCAGCCGATAGTTGAAGCGTTCGGTGCGGCCCTGATCGGGGCGTTCGCTGCAGCAAAGATTGCAGGATTGGCATCAAGTGTTATTAAGAGCGTGTCTGGAATAGCTATGGCCGCAAAGGGGCTTATCTCGTTAATGACTGGTACAGGCGGCATCATGGGCGGTATCAAAGCCATTGCAACAGCTATCGGACCAGGTGGAGTCTTTGTTCTTGCAGTCGGCGCATGTATTGCGATTGGTGTATTACTGTACAAAAACTGGGACAAAATCAAAGAAATGGCTGGAAAGGTATGGGATTGGATTTCTAATAAAACAAGGCGTTTTGTTGAGGATATTGGGAATAAGCTCAGAGGTCTAGCTACCAAAATGACGACCATTTGGGGGAACATAAAAGCCAGCGCACATCAGAAATGGAATGCTATATGGTCTACTGTTAGTGGTTTTGTTGAAAGAATCAAGAATGCTATTGTTGATAAATTCACATCCGCTAAAAACACTGTAGTCGGTGTATTTAACGGAATGGGAGACGCTATCAGGTCTGTTCTGAACAACATCATAAGTGTTGTAAACGGGGCTATCAGTAAAGTGAATGGAGTTGTTAGTGCGATTGAATCAGCGTTCTCTTTCGGCCCATGGAAAGTACCGACCCCATTCGGCTCAAAGACTATCGGATTCAGAGCTACTTTCCCAAGAGTGCCGACGGTCCCGTATTTAGCCAAGGGTGCAGTTATTCCACCAAGAAGTGAGTTCCTTGCAGTTCTGGGCGATCAGAAACAGGGTAACAACATCGAGACGCCGGAAGCTCTGCTCAGAAAGATCGTCCGAGAAGAAACAGCAGGAAGACAGACAGGTGGTGGAAGTTACCGATTTACAGCTCAGATCAACCGCAGGACACTGTTTGACGAGATGATGAAAGAAGCACAGATGAGACGAGATACAAGCGGCAGAAACCCGTTTGAGATGGCATAGAAAGGAGGGCGTTATGGAAAAATATAAAATCAACGGAACAGTGATTTGGCAACCGGACAAAGACCTTGCGCTCTCCTTCGCCACGACTTACACAGAATCCAGTCAGAGGACACAGTACGGTGTAGGCTACTTTACGCCGATGTTTACTGTAGAACAGTATACATATAAGGGTAGTGACCTCCCAATGGAGGAAGCAACTAAGATTTTGCAAATGATAGCAAAAGGACATAAATTTACGCTACATTATTTTTCGCCGTATTACGGAGTTTGGAGAGACGCTCCGTTCTACGTAGGTCAGACACAAAACATAGCTATCGGGGAACTGTCGGACGATAGAAAGATTATGTCATCATTAGAGTTTAACATGACGGGGGTGAATCCGCTGTGATTAACGCAAGTAACGCATTTAAAAAAAAGCTTGAAGCTGGTGAGCCAGTCAGAATGGTAGTGGATATCACCTTTCCTGACGGGACGAAAAAAAATATTAATAAAGATATCATGAACGGTGGCAACGGATTTTCCGACTGTGCAGAGAGCAGCAGTTTTCCGATCGGTGCTACTGTCTGCAAAACACTGACGCTGAGTATCAATAACGATCAGGAGCAATGGAAGAACTATAACTTTTACGGAGCTAAGATTCATGCTTATCTGAAGCTTCAGACGTCGCATGCAGCACCGGAATCTGTAAGCACGCTGCTGGACGAAAGTTATAACCCGATTCTGGACAGTACCGGAGACCCTATTATTGCAACACAGGCAGCCACAAAAGATATCATCGAAACTATTGACAAGGGAGTCTATACAGTCACTACACCAGAACAGTACTCAGATATCATCAATGTTACGGCGCTAGATGATATGTATAAGGCAAATAAAACATATACCAGCGGATTAAAACTGCCGCAGTCGCTCAGTAACCTTGTAAGAGATGCTTGTAAGACTGTCGGCATAGGCATGAATCTAACCATGAGCCATGGCGATATTATAATAAGAAGCATTCCGGACAGCATGACCTTCCGCCAGCTGTTCGGATATGCGGCTATGGTTGAGTCTGCGAACGCCCGGATTGATTATTCCGGGAATCTCCAGTTTGTAAAATGGGATTTTGGGAAAATGGAATCTGATAATGCTGCGACTGTGGACGCAGATGGGTTTATTCATTTCGGTGATGCTAACCCGTCTATTGATACCGACGGCTTTGTTTCTCTGCCAGGATGGACTATTAATGCAGAGGGATTCCTGGCTCTCACATCCGGCCCAGGCAGTGACGTTCAGAGGCTGATGGCCTATGCGAACCCGCCTGCGCTTTCCAGTGACGATATAGTCATAACCGGAATTAAGGTAACGAACGGGCAGTCAAACGACGATACTGATACTGATTATTCCGGCATGTACGGAGAAGAAGGGTACGTCCTTGAGCTTGAGAATGAGCTGATTGATACCGATCAGCTTCAAACGGTAGCGAATATCATTGGTGAACAGATCGTAGGGGCACGATTCCGGAATCTTGAGGGTGATCTGGTGTATAACCCGCTCGTCGAGTTTGGAGACATGGTGTACACTTACGACCGATTAGGGAATAAGTACCTTACTCCTCTGACAGACGTTTCCGGAAATGTAGGCGGCCTGACTACAGTTAAGACACAGGCTGATGATCCGATCAGAGGCAGTAGTGATTTTTACAGAAATAGCACGAAAGCTATAGTTGCAGCGCGCCGGATGGTACAAAAAGAAACGTCCGCAAGAGAAGAGGCTATACGGAGATTAGCTGAAACACTCAGCTCTTCGAGCGGTCTGTATATGACACAGGAGCCACAACAGGATGGTAGTATCATATACTATATGCACAACAAGCCGACCATAGCAGAATCTAATATAATTTGGAAGCTGACAGCGGAGGCGTTTGCCGTGTCGATTGATGGTGGAAAAACGTATCCTTACGGTTTTGCGGTGACTGGCGAATTAATAACCAGGCTACTCTATGCAGAGGGCATCAACGCCGACTATATTAACGCAGGAACGCTCATCGTAAGAGACAAAAGTGGAAATGCGATATTTGAAGCGGATATGGATACCGGATCAGTTACCCTTAACGGAAGTTATGTGACGATCGGCGGTAAACCACTTGGTGAAAAGATTGAAGATGTTGAGAACATGGCAGCTCTGGCCAGAAACATGACCATGCAGCTTGATAACGACTATCAGGGAATCCCGGTCGACAGTGATGGTAACTATACAGAGTTCCCAGAATGCACCACAACAGCGACCGTCATGTACGGCACACAGGATATCACGGATAACTGTACGTACACGATTACGACGTCCCAGAACATACAGGGAAGCTGGAATAAGGAAACTAAGACATACACTGTCACCGGACTGACCGCAGACAGCGGATGGGTGAACATCAAGGCCGCATATCTGAATAACCTTGTCGTATCGAAACAGTTCTCACTTGCGAAACAGTACGCCGGGCCGCAGGGAATCCCGGGCGTTGGAACAGATGGAAAGACAACGTATCTGCATATCCAGTACGCACCGGTACAGAACCCGACAGCGGCGCAGATGAGCAAGACACCAAACAAGTATATCGGAACTTATACGGACTTTTCTGGCGTTGACAGTACTGACCCGAGCAAGTACACATGGGCCAAGTTTGAAGGCGACCAAGGCGCACAGGGGCCGAAAGGGGCGGACGGTAAGTCGTCTTATACATGGATGAAATACGCCACAAGGCCGGATGGACTTGACATGTCAGACAACCCGGATTATGTGCCGCTGTTAGACAGCGCTGGCAGTCCGATTCTGGATAGTGCCGGAGAGCAGATATATACGGTGACACAGGCAACCTATATCGGCATTGCAACGAACAAGGACACGGCGACAGAAAGCACCAACCCGGCAGACTACACGTGGAGTCGGTTCCGTGGCGTTGATGGATATGATGGCAAGGATGGAGAAAACGGCATCCCGGGAAAAGATGGTAAAGACGGAAAGACACAGTACACGCACCTTGCTTACGCCAATAGCGCAGATGGAACGAAAGACTTTTCGGTAAGTGACGGAAACCGTGAGTATATCGGTATGTATGTGGACTTCGTGGAAGCCGACAGCACAGACCCGACAAAGTATACGTGGTCACTGATTAAGGGGGCAAACGGAGCGCAGGGCGTGCCGGGAACACCGGGAGTAAATGGAAAAACGCCGTACTTCCATATCGCATATGCGAATAGTGCGGATGGTAGAACAGGCTTCTCCGTAGATGATAGTGTCAATAAGCTGTATATCGGTCAGTATACCGATTACACGCCGGATGATAGCACCGACCCAGCAAGATATAGTTGGACGAAAATTAAGGGTGAACAGGGAACTGCCGGAAGAACTTACTTCTTCCAAAGTAATGCGGATGTTCTTTTGATGGGGGCAGACAAGAAGATAACACCGGCACCGCTCATTGTAGATTCGTTCTATCGTGATGGAAACGGCGAGATTGCGCAGTCGCAGAAAGGCTGGTGGAAACTGGAAAAATCCACTGACAACGGCGCTACATGGTCAGCGCTCACGGTATCACAGACTGCGGCACTTGACCGTCTGAAGATTAATGTCAACGGACTGTCACTCAAGGCACATGACATGCTCAAGGTTTCACTGTATTTTGACCAGTCGAAGAGCAAACTTGCGGACTACCAGACATATTCCGTTGCGGTTGATGTGGCATCACTGACACAGGAACAGATAGTTGATATCCTGTCGGATGATGGGAAGTTCAAGGGTCTGTACTACGAAAAAGATGAAAGTGGAAACCAGACACTGTTTATCTCATTCAATGCCATGAAAGGTGGCGTCATCAGTCTTGGCGGCACGAATAATGGAAACGGTCAGTTGAAGATTTACGATGCTGACGGAAATCAGATATCGAGATTAGGATATACCGGATATGTCGTACTTAACAAGAACACCGGAAACCCGATGGTATCTCTTAACACTGCCGGATTGCGATTGTATACGGACTACACAGATGCAGACAACTACAATGCACTGATGCTTGGAAAATACGGACTGTATGCACAGAAAGTCCAGAATAAAGTGCTTGAACTTTGGATGGAAGGAACCGACCATACGTGGGACGGTTATATCATTCGCTATTTAAAAAATAAAGTCCGAATAAACACGAACTCACTTTTCACGGACGGATGCGAACTTGGAGCAAATTTTTCGACAGATGGAAACGCAACTGTCGGTGGAACCCTTATGTTTTACGACTTGGAAAATCAAGCAAAAACATCCGGCAAAGTCAAAAGACAACCGGTAGCGTCCGTAAGCGCAGATGATTCGCAAGTGGCCTATCTTTTTTCGGGAACAGGCAGTAAGCACGGAGATGCGGCAACATACAGACGTTTAGGAATCCGTGCTAAATGGGGTGGATCTGGCTTTAGCACAGACTATTTATATACAACCTCACAAGTTTCCGACATCCGCTTAAAAGAAAACATCGAAAACAGCGAAACAGACGCTCTCGAAACGGTTAATCAGATGAAAGTCCGTCAGTTTGACTGGAAAGAGCGGATGGGCGGATGGCATCAGAACATTGGTTTCGTGGCGGACGAACTGGAAGAAATCGACCCGAACTTGGCTCTGGGCGGCGGATATGACGAAAATGGCGAGATGGACATTAAGCAGATTAACAGTCCGTACTTGCTGAACTACGCCATTAAAGCCATACAGGAACTTAGCGCAAAGGTTGACGAGCAAGAAAAACGTATCAAGGAATTAGAAAGGAGATTACAGTAATGGGAAAATTTAACGAGTATTCACAGAAAGCAACACCGGCAGACAACGACACACAGATGATTTACGACGCGGCGTCAAAGTCAAACAAGCTTTCACCGTTCAGCGGAATCTGGAACTGGATTGTTGAGAAACTGACCAATGCAGTCATTAGCAACTTGCAGACGAGCAACCAGACGGTACTGGGGGCGATTAATGAATTAAATAGTAAGCGGTTCAAGGCCGATAGTTATATTATACATAGTGATGACTCTACCAAAACAGTAAGCGTAAAGTGGAATAGTGTAAACAATCATATGACTTCGTTTTTATTAATTGATAACAACTGCATCACCTCTTTATACATAACAGGAAAGCAGACGGGAACGACAGAAATATCAAAAAAATCTGAATACGCAGCACCACCCGTACTTGATACTTCTTCGGCAACATTGAAAGTGACACTTATTCCCTGGAGCACAGCACTTTTAATCTGCTTTGATCCTGTGACTATAAGTTAAATAGTAACACCCGTTTTGATGTGACTGTCCCAGATAATGTATCCATTGTCAACAATGCATCAATAAAAGTTGGTCGTGTTGTATACCTTGCTGTCAAATTAAAGATTACAAGAGCTTTATCTTCCGCAGCAGTTTTAAGTTTCTCAGGCAATGCAGCAAATGAATCAACGACTTTTGTGATTGGAAAAGGTACGGAATGGTATATTGATGGGGCTATTTATGGATACCTTGGTGAGAATTTTGTTGCTATTAGCATGAGTTCTGTGTCAATCGGAGATTATTTACATATCAACACTGTGTTGATATTATGATTTTGTATTCCCATTTAATTCATTAAAAATTTCATAAAAAAGCTACCACGGTGATGTGCTAAGTGTTATAATACGAGCAAAACATTATGACAAAAAAGGAAGCCGAGCTATCCGACCAAAGACACACTCGACTTCCAATTAGCACCACAAAGGGTACGGTATTAT